GTCTGTAGCTAATTTCTGTACAACAATATTGAGTAATTGATTGTCATTTAAATCTAATGTACCTTGTACATCTAGATTGTTTAAAAATTTAATAGCCATTCTTTTTTTTATTTATAATTAATTAATTGATTTTAGTTAAAATATGCACTTCCGGAAAATGCACTTACAAAGTTAAGTGTTGCTTGTGATGTTGAGTTATATGTAACCTTTCCAATCACTACAGTACCTGCTGAATCAACAACAGTAACACTTGGGAATTTAGTCATATTATGATTTACTACCCAAGTTGCACTCGCTTCTGTTTGATTATGTTGAAAAAATTTATCTCCAATTCCATCGGCTGCCGACTTAAAAACTAATTTTCCTGTCGTTGCTTCGGATACCAAATATTCTTCAACTGAATTTTGTGCCGTTGATGTTGTGAAAGTAAATCCTGTATCTACGTCAATCGGCAAAGCATTAGCCTCGCTTACGAGAGTTAATGTTGTAGTATTATCTGTTAGTGTTTTAAATATAGTATGTGTATTATCACTATTAGAATTTAATGCTATAACAATATCGTCTATAATACTAGCAACTGTATCGTTTGTGTCTATTGCAATATTGATTCTTTTATCTATTCCATCCGGAGTAATTAAATTCATTAATCCCCCCACATTAAATACTACTAATATTTTTTGTGTATTATTTTTAGTATATAAAATAAAAGATTTATTATTTAAACTACCACTTACGTCAGCAACAGGTTGCAATGTTGTAGTATGTTGATGGTTTGTAGTTACATAGGATACGTTTCCATCAATTTTAGCTAATAACGAATTATCAGATGCTTCCTCAAATCTCTTTGGATTATGTACCTGTGTCCCTTTTTGTTTACTATGAAAATTACTCATTTATTAATAAAATATTATTCCACCTTGTTTGTTAGCAGTAACATCTCCTATAGCATCATAATCGGCACTCTTACTATTTTTGTATGTTGGATAGTTACTTAAATTATTTTCATCATTTATAAAATCTAGCATATCTTGTAAAAACAATTTAGCTTTTCTATAAACGTCTTGTTTGATTAAATCGAATTGCTTTGGAGATACTGCTTGACTAAAATCATCTATGTTTTGCATTACTCCACTATTTGTAGTTTGATATTGTAAATCATTTAATATCTCAAATCGTACAAACCAACATAAACATCTAATAAGATAATCATTCATAACTATAGTATTGTCTGCCGTCAATGTTGCGTTGTGATGTTGAATTACTAATTCTTCGTAATATTCTCTACCAATTGTTTTTTCTATATGAGTTATTTCAGCTATCTTAATAACGTCATCAGTAATCAATCCGGCATCAAAATTAGGATTTGATAATGTTGCAAGTACCTCTGTTGTAGATACAAGCCTTTGCAAATTGTTTACGTTATTATAAGCCATAATTAAGCAGTTATTGAAGAAATTTCTAAATCACAAGCTAATGTATTTGCCTGTCCTTTTACCATTGTCATATCTGTTAAATCAGCACCTGCTAAAGCCATTTGATTATTCATAAAGATATGTGATTCTCCGGCATTTAATCTTATTTTATAATGAGATGCTGAATTGTAAAAAGACAATATTACATAATTAGTATCGTCTAAATTTGTAATTCTTAAATATTTCATATCATCGCCAACAATAGTACCTGCACTATCCGTTGCTCCAAAATTTAACAATGTAGTATCTGCCGTTGCACAAGATAATATTCTTGACAATGCTTCTCCTTGACTAGCCACTTCATATGTATTTGTGTTTCCGTGTGCCTGTCCGTTTAAAGTAATTATTTCTGTTATAGTGCTTGTAAGTGTTGAAGCCGTTACTGTTGTCGCCATTTTTTATTTTTTTTATTTTTTATCTATTTTTTTTAATTTTGATATTGCCCAATTAATTCCACTTGTACCACCCCAACAATCCCACATTAGACCTCCACATCCCTCTGAATATGGAACGTCTTTATGTTGTTGATGTCTTTTAAATGAAGCCATCCGAGCAATTGTTGAACGAGATAATGCTTCTCGCCTAGCTAATTGTCCGGCTCTTGTCCACCCCACCTGCGTACCACAAGAACTGCCGTTTTCTTTTTTATATGCAATTGCTTTTTTTGCATTATTACTAGCCGACTGAGGATAGTCCTTATATGTTTCCATATTTATATTTATAGCTTCTTCCCAAGTCATTAGTAATCTTCTTTTTTCATATCCTCATCTGCCATTATGCTACCATCAGGCATTTTGTGAAAGCCATCTTTTACGTCTTCTTCTTCTTTTTGATTTGTCAATTTAAAGTAATCCGGTTTTTCTTCATATCCAATAATTTCTCTCATTTCGTTAATCTCTAAAACTTCTGCAATATTTACATCTGAGAAGAAAGAAATTGGTGGCTCAAATTTAACTGCTAAATCTTCTGCATTAAATCCATTATCTATTAGTACTTTTTTAATTGGTTGCATCAAATAGTTTACTGTGTTTTTTACAACTGTAGTCATAACCATTTCGTATGCTATCCTAATTTCACTTCCGGTATTATTCATTTTACCTGCCGACACTATACCGGATAAAGCCGGTTGCCATCTGTGAGCAGTAATAATATTTTGATTTGTAGTGTTTTGTAAATCCAAAAAGTTACCCTCAGATGTATCTCCAATAGGAGTAACTGTTGCCGGAGATGAATCTCCATTTTTTACCATAAATAAAATCTTACCATTATTGCCCTCTCCTGTAAATTTATTTTTAGCTTCTTCAATTAAATTTTCTGCTTCATCGTCAGACATATCTCCATTGATTTCAACAATTGCAGACGGCTGAAAATGATTTTTAAATTTACTATTATTCCATCTTCCAATCTCATAATCAACAGATATGCTTTCCAATACTGCAATATAATCCGGCATACCATAGTGAGTAAATTCCGGCTCATATTTTTTTAGATGCATTGCACTTCTTTTTACACCACCATCCCTAACAAAATCCGGATACATCGGCAAAACTACTGCTTTATCTCTAGTCATATTATAATTAGTCCAATCGTGATGAACTATAATGCTATCTGTATCTTTTGATTTTCTAACTTTTGTAGCGTCAATATGGAAGATATTAAATCCACCATCAAATGTAACTATTTCTAAATACGCATTTGCAAACGTATAATTATCAGACAAAACTTTGTACCATACATCCGTAAATGATTCTGCGTTGCTATTTACGTTTTTAAAATATTCTTCGATTTTATCGTCTTCCGTTAAAAATCCACATCCTAAAGAAAATGCTACTTTCTGTTCTAATATGCTACGATGTGTTGCAGATTTTCTACGCAACATTGCAAGATGTTGAGGCAAATCGTTTTTGACTTTATCTCCAAATGGTATATAATCGTATGATAATTTGTCTAACTCTTTTTCCTCTGAAAAATCTCTTTGAGTTACAAAATTCATTACTTTGAATTTCACTCCCCCTGTAATTTGATTTTTACTTTTTGTATTTTTTCTTTTTGTCATTTGTGTTTGTTGGTTTTTCCTCTATTATTTCTATGTGTTCTAATCCATTGTTAAATAATCTTTTCATCTGTTCCTGTGTTAGTGAATCCACATATATTTTACTACCACCAAATAAAAAATAAGAGCCAACATCCCACTCTTTTTTTAGTTTGTAAGTTACATTTTTTTTCATAATAAGATTTAATTTTTCGTTTAAATTTTTATTTTTTTCTTTGTTACAATTACAACTCATAATTTAAATAGAAAAAAAGCAGGGGCTTGGTATAATCCGAAGCACCCTGCCTTTCTAAATACAAACACTATTTTTTTATACCCCCTATGATAAGAAGAATGAATTATCAGCCGGTGTTTCAGACGTAATATTTCCTGTAAATTCTCTTGGGTATTCAGCCATTTTACAAGCTAATTTAACTTGAGTTTCGTTAGGGTCTTGAAGAGCCGTTCCGGAGTTTTGCTCTCCACTTAAAAAGTCAAGGAATGATTCAGTAGTAAATACTTCATCGTATCCTATAACAAATTTATAAGTAACCGGAGTTGCTGCTCCATCATCTGCAAAAGTTTCAACGATTGCAAATAATCCACAAGTACCTTTTAGTTCCTCTAATCTAGCTTGAATTTCTTCTGTAATTTTTGGTACAGTAAATCCAACCTCAGCATCTACAACTGTAGAGCCATTTTCTCTTGTTGCGTTAGCCGTAAAGTATGCAGTTTCTCTATCAAATTCAAATTTGTACACCAATGTACTTCCACCTGTACTGAATCCTGCTATTGCAGAATACGAGTGGGGAGCCGCTGCAGTTGCACCTGTGATGTTTGCAACTTCGCCTAGCCATATTGATTTGATACCACCTCTACGATTTCTATCGCTACAAGCAATGATATGTCCTTTCGTAAGTAATCCCATTTTATTTTTATTTTTTTAAGTTAATATTCGATTATGAGTTAGAATCTGCAGTTACTGTTAATTCAGTATTCTTGAAGTTTGTACCAATAACATATTCAAATCTAAATCTATTTAACTTTTCATCTTTATTGTACCATAAATCAGCACCACTTACTGCATTGTAATCAGTAGCAATAACAATGTTATTTTTAACTGTCAATACTGCAATATGAGCATCAAAATCATTTGCAACTGTATTCAATGATGGAGCAGTAGATGCTGCGTCAGATGCTATATGCGTATCCCATTGAGCCATTTCTACAATCGGAATACCTTGGTAAGCCAAAGATTGTGTTCCATTTACAGATGATAAATATGCTAACTCTTGTCCACCTGCTCCTAATGTTGCTCTGTAGTTATCGCATAATGAACGAGAAGCAAAAAATACTAAATCAGCTCTGTTCTCTAATCCCTCGTTAGGCATTGCATCAATCATTGATTGAAATTCTGCTTTAGCTACATTTGCTGCCAATGCTCCGGAAGCGATTGCTAATTTTTGTCCTGCCGGTAAACCTGCTAATTGCTTAAAGATACCATCATACTGATTGTAATCAGCACTTCCTGATGCAGAATCATTAAACCATAATTGTCTTTCTAAATCTCTTTTTACTCCTCTTAGCATAATGTCAGCAACGATAGTTTGGATAACTGTTCCAGAAATATCATCTTTGTTTAATCCTAATTTTAGTAATTCACCTTTTACTGTATTAAAAAATGCTCCACCTGCTTGTTCAACTTCTGCTTCCATTCTTGCAACAGATATTGTTCTTTGCGTATATGTAACACCACTCGCAGCATTAAATCCAGAAGCCTCAGCTTTTGTGATTTTATCTAATGTAGAAAACTTGTCTAGTTTTTGTGATGACTTCACATTCGTCATTATCTCAAAATAATCTAAAGCACTATTCTGTACGAATAATGGTTGTAGAAAATATTTTTGAGCATCTTCTTGAGTATAACTCAATGAATTTGTAATTAAATTCGCCATTTTTCTTCTTTTTTATTTATTATTAATTTATTTCTTTTTTGTAAAATTGAAAGCACCATCTCCATCAACAAGAGTTCTACCGGCATCATCCCAAACACTTGATTCTCTTTCAATCGATTCCGTTACAACAGGGTCTGCAGTTTCTTCTATTTCAGATGGTGTTGCGTTATGCTTATTTATTTCAGCTTCCAATTCTGATTTTTCTACTTCCATTGACGCAATAGTTTCTTCCATCGTTGCGATTAAAGATTTGCTTGCATCCAATTCCGTATTTACGTTTTCTAACTCTCCTAATTTTTCAGAGAATCCTACGATTTGTTCTTTAATGCTTTCATCATCTGCGATATTTACTATAACATCGTCAGTTTTATTTTCTTCTGTTTTTGAATTTACAAAACTTGCTATTGCAGATTTTAATTCCTCAAACATATTTTTTACTTCTTCCATTTCAGTATTATTTTGATTAGTATATTTTTCTGATACCCATTCCGGTATTTTATTAGTTATTGTCTTCAAGTCAAAATGTGCAGCGACTTTTATTGCCTCTGTTACATTATCGATTAATCCAACTTCTTTTGCTTCATCAGCCGTAAACCAAGTTTCCTCATCCATCATAGAAATAATTTCTTCTTCGCTAATTGATGATTTACCTTTGTAAATTGTAACCATTTGAGTCTTCATTTTATCTAATAATTCTGCACGTTTGTTTAAATCTTTAGATTCTCCCATAACCCCTGCAGATGGATTGTGTACCATAATTAATGAATTTTCAGAAGCCGTTACTTCATCTCCTGCTAACATTATGATTGAAGCCATAGATGCTGATAACCCTTCAATTTCTACTTTTACATTTCCCTCATATTTTTTTAGTGCGTTGTACATCGCCATTCCCTCAAATACATCGCCACCAACTGAATTAATCCTAACAAGAATGTCTTCCCCATTTGCATCATTCAGTTGCTCAATTACATTCTTTGCAGTTAAATCAAAACTGCCAATAACATCATATATTAGAATTTCTTTCATAGTAAGATTTGTTTGTTTTATGCAATAATACTAAATTATTTTTAATAGCATTACGAAGTTTATAGCGATATATTATTTTTAACCTGTAATTTTTTTTGATACTCGTATATAATTGTTTGAATTTGTCTTTCCGATAAATTGTATTCTATACTAATATCCATAAAGGTATGATTCATATGCCCATTATTAATTTTTAGTTTTTTATAAAAATCTTGGATTATTAAATAATTTCTTAATGTAACAGGCTTAATCGTTCCGTTAGATGATAAATGAAATAAAATATCTTTTACTGTTGGATTATCGCCATATCGCAAATGTATTTCTTCCGTAAGGACATCGCAAAATCTTAATACATTTTTTAGATTATTTCTCTTTCCCATATATCAAATAAAACAAAACTCCAAAATTTTACAACTGTATCCATACATCCCTCGCATCTATATTCGTCTTCCTCAAAATTTTCCAATGAAGAAAAAAGATTGTTGTAATGCGAAAATAATTTTTTCATTTCTTTATTGCTATGCTTATGATATTTGCTAAAATATCTAGCATTGTTATTAAACGCATAATGGATTTTACCTCTCAAAATATCCGGTACTGCATTAGCTTCTTTATATATTAACTCAACATCCATTTCCCTTTAGGACAATCTTTTGCCTTAATTTTAGTTATTGACGATAAAGGACATTTGCATATAGAACATCCTGCCCCATCAAATATCAATAAATATTTATCGCTTTTAAATTCGCAAGATAAACATATTTTCATCCTGCGTTTTCTTTCATCCATATCTGTAAATAAATTAAACATATCTTTTTTTTTATAAATTAAAAACTCATTCTACTTTCCTGTACCATAACACTTCTTTGTGTACTACTCACAGATTGTTCTGTTACTACAACTTCTTGTGTATTCAATGCACTTGCAATTCTTCCAATATCGTCATCGTTCAAAATACTATCTTGTCTTTGTGCAATTTGTCCATCCAATGCCTGTGTGATACCACCATCTGCAAATTTAACTCCACCACCGGCTTCGTTAATTGCTGACAATTCATTTCTAAACATAGCCGTACTTTGTCTGTTTATAATTGCTTCGCCACCCTCTGCTTCCATTAACCTACCACCTGTATGGAATTTGATACCACCCTGTTTGTGTGATTTTCCGGAGAACACTCCACCACCACTTAATTCGCCACCTTTTGAAAATTTTGGAATCATTCCACCTAACGCAAATGTAGCTTTGTCAATTGTATCTAATTGCATTTTAGTCATTGCTATTTGAGCAGCGATTAATATTCCTGTCATTACTGCAAAATCTCCTTTTGGTACATCTGCAGCCAATCGCATAATAGCCATTGCTCCGGCTATAACTGCTTGTTGTTTTTGCATTTTTTTAGTTTTCTCAAACGCATCTTTTTCTATTACATCCCTCTGTGTTTGATATTTTTCTTCAATAGCCAACAATTCTTTTTCCTGTTGTTCAGTCGTTAGCCTTTTAAATCGTGTTGAATCCTCTAATCTTTTTTTCTCCTTTGCTTCTTCGGTATTAAGGTTTTTGACTTTCGCATCGGCTTCTGCTTGTATCAGTCTTGCTCTTTCGGTTATCAATCCATTTATAGCATTTAAGCCATCCATAGTATTTTCAAATCGTTCCTGTCCATCTTCGCCATCGCCAAAAATACCATCCAATATACTACCCTCATCGCCATCGCCACCTTTTAAAGTATTCTGTAAATCTTGTATATTGGTTTTTAATTCAGCAATTCTGTCCAATGCCGTTGCATCCAATTCCTTACCGGCTTCGGCTTCGGCAAATATCAATTGCAATCTTGCCTGTGCTAATTTTATAGAATTTTTAGTAGCCTCAATTTCAACACCCTCTTTACCCTCCAAAACTTTTTCCATATTTTCAAGAGTACTAATTTCTTCATTGATTTTATCAATCTTATTTTCTTTAGCAACTGTT